CTTTATTGTAGGTGGGCCAGTTGGTGATTTTGAACTTTTGCTTTGCCACGGAACGGTCTGCGTTGTCGGGAAGATACGTGATCTGATCCTTCAACTCAGCAAAAGTTCGATTTATTCAACAAAGCCTCTCCTAGCATAAAAAAACCCGCACGGCGGCGGGTATCTTTTTTATTTATCTTTAATCGTGTCAGGTAATATCATGACCGCAGAATCTGCATACTATTGCTTCTTTTTTTATATCTTCTGCACAGTAAGGGCATTTCTTTGTTTCTGCTTGCGTGGCTTCTGCCAATCGGTGGCTTGGTTCTTCTGCTGAATTAGTAAAAGACCACACCAATGCTGCAATCCACCCAAGCGCAGTCCACCCCAGAACTACCGTTAAGACCCATATTGCAGTTGAATTTTTATGGCCTCTACCACTGGCGATTATCCCAGGTAAAAGATAAAAAATTAACCCTAAAACAAAAACTATCATTTCTCCCATCAGCCAGCCCATCCCTCTGATTTGCGCTTAGATTCAATTAGCTCAAGTGTATCAAAATCCTTTTGCTTTCGAAGGATAATTGCGTACTGCCGGTACCCATGATGTGCGGGGAGTTCAAATGGCCATATGTGTGTTGCTATGCCATTCTTTCTTTTGATGGCATTCAATTCCTCCCATTTTGCTTCATGCTGTCTTTTCATAGCATCAGAAGTTAGGGGTGCTAAGGCTATCTGTTGCTTGCACAGCTCTATTGCCTTTTTCAGATTGCTACCTTCGGCTCGCAATTTGTAATGCTTCTTGATCTTGTCCTGCAAGCCGAAATGGAGCTGGATTATCTTTTCATCGCTTAGATGTCGCAGCCCATCAATCCACTCCTCCTCTGTCATATCCCTATCCCCAAACGTTAGTGTTGGGATAAATCCTAAAGGGAGTCTTATGCAAATGGAAGCAAAAAACCCGCCGTAGTGGGCTAACTAGTTTTAGCCAACCGCCTGCGCTTTCTTTGCTCAAAGAAGTCATCAGCAGCTTCATCGTACTCTTCGCGGGTATATCCTTTTTGTTCCGGATATTTGCTTGCCAGCAGCATTTGAAACTCGGTCATGCTCAGATGTTCAGCTTCCGTCCTGCTCATGCCGAAGTGATTGCGTGCAGCACTGATGTACTCGAATGCATTGAACTCGGCAGTAGCCTGGCCCGTTTCATTTTTCTGAAGCTGCCGCACCTTCGCCTTACCGATGATGCCGTGAGTAATGAGCGCCTGAGCGATGAGCACCATATCAGAGAGCGGCATCTTCCCGGCTCGGTAGACAAAGGTCCACTTACCGGATTTTCCGGGGATGACTTCACCAATAAGTGGCGTAACATCATCGTCACAGCAGGCTGTCAGAACGCTCATCGCTGCGTATACGGCCTGCTTGCTGAATTGTGGGCGAGCAATGTAATCCATCAACCACTTAGGAGCGCAGCCATAAGCTTCCACGGCCTTTGTGACAAGCACGGTAAACTCATCGTTATGCAGATGATAGAAAGCCTGCACTATCTCCTTTGGCTCGCCAATGCGTGTCATGTTCGCGAAGGAGGGCCGGAAGAAATAATCCTTGTCGCCCAGCGTTATCAGGCATTCGCCTATTTCTTTTATCGGGGTCATAACGTCATCCGGTAACTGTCATTTTCGGGGCCATCCGGGGAAAGCCCCTGAAATGGCAATTACGTTGCGGTAATCGTTACTGCGGTAGTGCCAGTTTTTGCTCCGTCATTTGTGGTGAATGTTGCCGTGCCTGTGCCTGCAGCCACGCCGGTAATCAGGCCAGAATTACTGATAGTGAATTTGGCCGGGTCGGATGAAGTCCATGCACCTGTTTTGTTGGTGGCATCGGCGGGCACTACAGTCGCAGTTAACTGGCGGGTAGCATCAACAGCCAGTGAAGTCGTCGCGGGTGTAATCGTAACGCCAGTGACCGGAATAACATCACCGTCAGGCTCGATAGAGAACGTGGTTCCTTCGTTAAGCTTCAGCTCAAGGCTGTAGGTCACAATCTCTTTAACGCCGCCGCCGTCGCTCAGGCCGGACGCCACCATATAGCCGATGTGATAATAATTACCCCAGTGAAAACGCATCCAGACAGTGAGCTGGCGACGTTCGCGCACTTCATCAACGTAATACTTAACGAACTGCTGAATGCCGAACTCGTCTGTGCGGTCATTGACGCGCACTTCACCGTCGATGGAGTACGTAGGATCAAGGCTGGCAATCATTGTTGAAGTGAAACCGCCGTCGTCTGCATCGGAAGTCAGAGATTCCGGACTCAAATCCCACGTTGCGGAAGTCGGCAGGCCGAGTAGTTTCCAGTCCTCTTCTGACGGAACGGTATCGGGACATCCATACGCCAGCTCCAGTGTTTTGGCGCGGCCAATAAGACGGTCAAAGCTGCTTGAACAACCTTGCATATTTACTTACCTCATTTCAGATAATAAAAAAGGCCGCACATGGCGACCTTTTTTGAGTTGATGTTATTTATTCGCCATATAAGCACGCGAACTGGAGCCGGTAAACTAACCTTCCTTTCGTCGTTAACACAGGTGATGGTATGCCACCCATATTGGTGATTTGGCCGACGCAGGGGTCGCTGATAGGGTTTTGCTGCACGTAGTCGATGATGGCCTGCACGTCAGACTCTGACTTTGCGTAATCTCCTGCAGATTTGCCGGTGATCAGGTCAACAAGCACGTAATGATCGGAGCCGATATCTCTGTCTACCGGAGTGCCACCGTTAGGCCGGAACACGATGAACCGCTGCTTCAGGTCACCTGTATCAGTCCAGATGAGTGACTGAACCGTGTATCCCGATGTCAGGCCCGTATCGATAAGCAGATTTTTAACACGCTGATGCATCGGAGGATTCACAGGCTCATCTCCTTTTTAATGGTGCGGTCGATGATGTCGCGAGTATCCTCGAAGCCTTTGGTCAAAAACTCCTTCTGGGCTGTAGCTCGGCGGAATGTCTGCAGCACATTCGGGTCGTGAACATAAACCGCATAGTTTGCTGAGTAGCCAACCCGCCCGGTTAAACGCCCACCATTGATGTCGAGCTCCCGATACTGGCTGTTAATGAGCGTGGACGTGTCGATAGGCGTGTACAGCGCAGCCTGTGATGAGCCGATGATTAATGCGCTCTGAATAGCCCTAACAGCCTTCCTGCCCTGAATGTCGCCAATCAGTGCGTTGAGATTCTGCTGAGCCTGGCGAATGCCTTTAACTTTCACGCCCATGTTTTCTCCAGACGTAAAAAAGGCCGCCTAAGCGACCTTAATTTTTATTTTGCTCTCTGAGCCAGTGCCACATCTCCCATATTCCCCTTGAGGATATGGCAATTGCAGCAACGCCGGGAACCAGTGTTGCGATGTTCATTGCTAATAAAAATGAATCACCCATGTCTGCACCTCTTTGGCTATCACGCACCAGTAATTATCGCATAATCATCTGACGTGCGCTCAAAAGTATCTGCATAGCGGATCGCCTGCATAACCTCATCAGCGCCCGCGGCGATAGGGTCAGGATTGACCGAAGCACCAATCAGGATGTAATCACCGGTGTCTGCCAGTGCGTACTCGGTCCATATGGTGTTCTTTACCACCTTCTCGCCGCCTATCGCCCCTAACCGCTTGCTCAGCCCACCCTGATAGTCGCAAGCAATCACCAGCGGTTCAGACCAGCCAAGAGAATCGCCGTACTCATCCAGCCCCAAAGGCTTCCAGATGGTCGCCTGTGCGGTATAGCTCCATGAAGCAAGGCTAGGCATTCATCCTCCGTTAGGGCTGCTTACCCGCTCAATCTCAAACCATTCAATGCTCAGCGCATTTACCTGCTGGCCATTACCAACGGTAACGAACAGCCCGATGGTGTCGCTCATTTCAAGCCTGAGATAGCGATCAATCACGAGAGGTGAAACTACGGTCTCACTGAAAACTTTGGTTTCGCCATCAACTCGATAGACCACCTGAACGTTTAAGGCGCTTACCAGTGAATTAACAACCTGAGCCATGTCACTCCCTCCAACTGATTACAGTGGGCCTCTCAGCAGCAATGCGCGGGCAGTTAATCACCCATTCACCGCTGCTGTTCACATAGCCGGTTGTCTGCCGACCGTTTGATGTTTTCACCCACACGCGCTCGAAAGGCTTTGGCAGACGCTGCGCCACAGGAATCCATGACATCAGCGCCTCCCGCACATATTCGACCCTTTACCAATCCAGATTCCAGCAAATGCTTTTTGATCCGGATTAGGAGGGATAAGCGCTGTTGCACATCCATAATTATCCAGCCCGCGAAGCAGGGATAACGAACCAGACCAGCGGTCGGCAAATGACTGATAGCGGAATGACCTTGAGGCACCAGATGGCGCTGACTGAGAGCTGATATATCGATCGCCCTGCCCCAGCGCCATCAGTCCTAACAGATACATCTGGATTAACAGCGCAGTAGATGCCGGGTAATGCGCATCAAGGCATTCCTGAATGCTGTTAGCTTGGTCAACCAGTGCGTCAAGAATGAAGTCGGGCAGCGTAATTCCCACCGACTCCAGATATTCTTTGGCCTGAGCCGTGGTTATCATGCGCACCTCAACAATCAGCCCTCCGCAGAGGGCATAAAAAAACCGCCTTCGCGGCGGCTGTTATTCAGCAGGGAAAAGCTTCTCCATCTCGCCCTCTGGCAGAAGCTCTGCCAGCTTATCGGCTCCCAGGTTCCCTTTGAACTCAATGCCCAACTCAGTCAGACGCGCAGCAATTTTCTCTTTGCGCTCTTTGGCTTCACTGGTGGCAGATGGAGTGGCCGGAGTGAGTTGAGCTGACGCTTTATCTGACAGCTTACGTACATGCGACTTGAGGGAAGCGTGTACTTCTTTCAGTTCAACCACATCGCCCTTTGCTACGCCGTGCCACGGCTTAATCACTTCGTATTTATCAGCCATGATTTCTCCTTAAGCCAGGTTGGCGCCGTAGACCACACCGGACAGGCCTTCGCCGTCCTTCTTAATCTGCAAACCTTCTGCAGACATGATCTGGAAATTGTAATTGCTCTGCGGCATTGGACGCGGCAGTGGAACAGTACCAACAGCCATACCAACCAGCGGAGAAATGACGTCCTGACGGCGCTGGTAGCCGAAGAATTCATTGCCGGTAAGTGCGAAGGTCGGCGTGATTTCTCTGGCAGGAATGAACTTCGCGATCGCATCCAGCACAGTGCCGCTTACAAAAGCATTCGAGCCGCTGCCAACTTCAATGGTGTAAGGCTTGGACATATTCGCCCAGATTTCGGCGCTCACCCACAACTTGTCATAAGCAGCGACTTTGTTGCGGCGGGCATTGAGACCAAAGGCACCTGTAGGACCAAAGAAGGCCAGCATCTGGGCCGGGGTAGCCGTAGTCAGATCGATGTTTGCACCGCCAGCTCCGCTTCCAAGGTTGATCTTGGAAGTGTTGCGGTGGTTGCGAATCCCCTGACCTTTCATGCCATCGACGGAGATTGCGTCACTGCCATTGAGGTAGTAATCAACGCGCTTTTTATGGAACTTGCGCAGTTTGGCAGCCTGAGAATCAAGCGCCAGATCGATGCCGACAGTGCTCAGGCCAGCAGCATGACGCCAGTTGACGCCATAACCAGCGGTAAAGACAGGGATCGGGTCACCATCACCATCGTAATTAGTGTGGTCGAATGAATATGGCGCCTGACCATCAATGCTGATGGATACGTCATCTGCGATGTCGCCTGATACGTTATACATCTTCGCAGTCTTGCCAATAGGAAGAACGGTCTGCACGCCCATCAGGTCGTTGATGATTTCCATGCCATCTTCCTGATCGCGCATCTGGATAATCTGGCGGTCAATCTCAGCCCAGAACTCGCGGGTAAAGCCGCCGATGGCATTCGCTGCCAGCATCTCATGCGTCATGCGCGTACGAAACGCGTTAACCATCATGTCGTGCTGAGCATTGAAGATGTCACGGTTCGCCCACAGCTCGTTCCAGTGTCCGCGCAGTCGGCTGTTAGCAGCCAGTGTTTCAGCGGTAAAATACATTCTTATTCTCCTGATTAAGCGCCAGCAGCTGCGGCAACGGTGCCGACGCGCATACGCACGCGGATAAAATCGGTAGCGCCAGCAGCGATGGTCGCTTCGTCCTGGCTGTAGCCAATCACTGAATCAGTGTCTGCCGTAGCGATTTCGAATTGGCCGTTGGTGCCAAGCGTGATCGGTGTGTCTTTTGCATAGGTGCCAGCCGTGCATAACAGAGCCAGCTCGCGACCTTCTTCTACGTAGTTACCTACAGCAGAATCGCCTGCCGGAACGGCTTCGGTGATATTCAGGCCCTGGTGATATGCCACATCAATGATGTAGAGACGACCAGCCAGCGCGGTAGCCTGCGCAAACTCATTGTCGTCGTTGATGACAGCCGCAGTACCCGGCAGCAGAGCTGCAGCAGTAACGCGGGTTTCGGTCTTGTACAGAGACT